TCAGCAGTGCGACTAAGAAGTCGTAAGCAGCCTCAGCGCGAGAGTGCATTTTTGCCGCTCGGACTTGATAATGCTGAAAGTGATTGTGATGTTTCATAGTTAGTTCCTTATTCATAGTTAGTTTCCCATAGCCAGCGAGCGATCAAAAGTGCTTCTGCGCGGTCTACGTACTTCTTTAGACCCAAAGGAGCCTCTGGAAATAATCTTACTGCCAGAGCACGGGCCGCCTCTTTGTCGGAGGACAGGCCGAAATGTTTTTTCCACTTGGCGGGTGGGATAAGGTGGAGTTCGAACCCCACCGAACCGACCGCCGTGCGGGCCGAACCAAACGAGTCACCGAGGCTGAACACCGAGGAGACTCCTTGACCCGGCATTGCGTTAACCCTCTCGAGGGCAACGCTGACACCCACGTCTGCAGGGGCCGCGGCTTTTAACAGCTGAGCGAGAGCGCCCCCGTTGACTTCGTACTTGACAGAGCCGACTCCGCGTAGCGTCGTGGGCATGTCGGTTACCGAGACGAAGCGACCGCAGTTTAACACCGCGATAGCGCCGCCCAGGCCGGGATCTATTCCGATTGTGATAGTCACAGAAATCCTTCGTAGTGTTCGCAGCCTGCACGCTGTTCGTCGAAGTTGCGGGTCTCACCTAACAAACCACAAACCCAAGTACCGCCCTCGCCCGGTGAGCACCTGACGCAGGTACGACAGTTGCGCTTGGCGGGGGCCTTACCCCAACACACATCGCTGGCGTCGCAGAACCTGCAGGTGAACGACTCTTGCCTTGTGGAGATTTGAACGGGTGGGATAGTGCTGTTGACCAGCTTTATGATCCGCTCGTTCACTTCGGTCTGAGTGTCTTCGCAAGACTCGATAGTTTCAATGTGGTAGTGTTCGTTGTTCTTGTTCAACGCCACGTAGAGGCCGCGCTTGAAACCGCCGTACAACATGCTGGACTGCATTTGGTGCCAATGAAGTGGTTTACTGGCTCTAAGACCGTTCTTGACTAGGTCGTTGAACGACTTGTCGTTGTGGGTCTTAATCTCTAGGAGGATAGGCTTATCTTCATCACCAGGTACACCCTTAACCACCCCGTCCACCTTCGTTATGAAGTGGCCTGTCGGGTCATTAAATTGGAACTGGTTGCCTTCGTTGTCGGTGTTCCACACAGCAAGGCCCGCTGCACGCAGGTCTTGTACTATGCGCTCTTCTTGCTGGTGGCCGGTCTGAAACAACCTCAACATGCGACCGCTGAACTCGCTGACATAAAAGCCTCTCCAACTTAACCACACTTTGCGTGCGCATAGATCCCCGATAAATGAAGACCCCAGTCGACCTAAATACTGGTCAGTGCGTCGCTGCTCTTTTTCGATCGCCGCGTAAATACGGTCGACGATCACCGGCTCGGTCTTAAAGGTTGGTTCGTGCATTTTTATTCCTTTTATGAGTTATAGAAAAAAGAGACCCCGGAGGGTCTCTACGCGATCAGTCGTCCCAAGGCTGCTTAGACTTAGGTCCAGCAGGAGGGGCCGCTGGCTTGGGTGCGTCTTCCACCACCCGGCTCGCTGGCTTAGCGCTCTCTGTCGGGATCAAGTACGAGCGGATGTTGTTGCGGTCGCTGTAACCACCAGTACCCTTTTCCACACCGACGACCGCGTTGAAGGGTCGCTCCAACAATTGGTCGGTGTCGTTAGAGCCTGGCTTACCGGCAGCGTGAGCCCAGCTGACCAACTGACGGCGGCCAATCTCTTGTGCCTTCTCGGACCTGTTGACGACGTTAAAGTTGTTCCACAGGAAACGACCTGCGTAGGGGCCTTTAACGACTTCGAACTTGGCGGCGATCATGGTGCCGCCGCTGGCGGTTTCCTTAGTGTCGCTCTCCACGCACTTGAGCGTGTACTCGCCCTCGGGCAGGGGATCGCGGGAAACGGGTTTGTTGACTTCTACTGAAGAGGCGTCGAATCCAAATTTAGCCATGGTATGCTCCTTTAAGTGGCTGTTGATTAAACATTTGCGATAGGTATGACTTTGGCGAGATTCTCGAAAGTCATCTCGATTTCGTCGGGACAGGTGTAGCGGTTCTTAGCCGCAAACGCTGGTGACTCCACGAAGTGCAACAAGCGTTCGCCTGTCGTAACTCCACGAGCCTTTTGCTGATTGAAGCCTGAGTCAGACTTCTTGACGATCACCTTGAAAGCGGCGAAAGCCAACACATCCACCCACTCTTGCAGCAGTGCGTTGCAGCGATTGGGTAACTTGCAAGTGAAGCGGTCATAAGGCTCGCTGCGCGGGTCTTCATAGCGCTGCACAGCCGAGTGCGCGATTAACACGACGTTCATATTACGGCGTGTGCGTAGTGCATCGAGTCCCTGCAGGATTTCGCGAAACTCTTCGGCCACAAACATTTGGCCTTTGCCGTATGCCTGAGCTTTTTCGTCGTATTGCTTGTTGACGCTTTCTTCAATCAACGGGGTGACCAACCAGTCCACCGAGTCAATAACGACGGTCTTGTAATCGTGATCGTCTTTGAGCAACACTTTAATACTGTTGACAACGTCGTCGATGCTTGTGGCCTTGGGGAAGCTGGTTACGTCCAGCGAGTCCAGGCCGTCTTCAGTGCTTATGAAGATAGGGTTAGGGAACGCGGCAGCCAAGGTACTTTTACCGATACCGTGACCACCAAATATACAAATGCGCGGGGGAACCTTTTGTGGCCCTTTACGCAAAGAATCTTTCCAATCTGACATCTTTAGTTCTCCAGTTGTTAATCATTATCTTGAAGTTCATCGAGGGCGTCCTCAACGGCTTCATCGAATTGCCACGAGGTGCGTTCATAGTCGAACTTGAGGCGATCCCAGTTGAGAACATCAACTGTGGCTTGCCGCTCAGCAACGACTGCTAAACAAACACCGCATAGCGTGGGGTCGCCCACCATCAGCAACGAGTCGCCTTTGATGAACTCTTTCAACACTTCACGCGCCTGTCTAACCATCTTTCGAGTGTTATAAGGCTTGCGTGTTGTGTTAAACACGGCTTGCAGCTCACCGTGCTTACGCGCGGTGCTGAAATCCTTGTGGGGATCGTATTGAACGACGAAGACGCGCTTCGTGTTTCCTTCGGTACTCATATAAACTCCTTTAAATGTTTAGGTACTTTTTTGCCTTGCGCCTTGTAGGCCAATTCGATATGCTCCTTGTCGAGATATTTAGCGCAACCAACGCTGCAAGCGATGATCACGCACTCGGCCCAGTACCAGCGGCGATCTATGTCTGCAGGCTTACCCGAGGGTAAATCCATACAGGCCCGAGCCCCATCGGTCTTAGGAACTTTGTTGCCGTTTTTGATATAACGCAGCGGGGTCAGCGTCGGGTCATTACTCATGTACCAACGAACTACTTTACCCAACACTTTGTCACCCTGCTGGCCGCCGCCAGTCACATTGCGCGCACTCAGAAACTCGGTGAAGGGGGCCTCATTAAGTGTCTCAGTGAACGATGTTCCATTTGCCAACCACTCGCCAACAGCGCGAGCGCATACGGGAGCGGCGGGGTTCTTCTTGAGGCCGGGCTCGGTGTAGATACCCTTCGCCTTTACTTTTCTGTCGGTTTTGACGGCGAAATAGTTGTTGACGTCTTTCATTGCCAACACCCGGTAGTGCGTGTAGTCGAACAGTATCTTGCTCAACTCGCTGAACTCTTGCACCACTCGCTCAACCTCGACCATTTGCGCGTCAGTAGCCTGGATGGCGATACCGTCAGTGTTTGCCGACAGGCACACGGCTCCAACTTCCTCCAACCGCTCCACAAGCATCAGTAGCGTCAACTGCCCGGTTAGCGTAACCGCCAACAGCAAGTCAGGCGCATACAGTACCGAGTACTTGTTGCCAAACTGACCGAAGACAGAGTTGATCGTGACCTTCAGCGAGGCGTCGGTGTTCTTATCTCCCGACTTCTTGGCTGCGATCCGGCGTTCGTAAATGCGGCTGAACTCGTCCACAAAGCGCTGACCGATGTTGGTCGGCACAAAGTTATTTTGAATAATCATCGACGGGTAAAACGACTGGGCATCCACGTCCACAATCTGCACCCCCTCCGCGGCTACGTGGCACACACACTTGTCGTGTACCGAGTGCACACCACCAACACCCAGCTGGTATCGCCCGGTGCGGGTAGCGTAAATCTCGTCACACAAGAAGTCAGGGTTCACTGGGTGACCGGTCTCGCTGATCACGAACTCATGTTCGGTGACCCGGCGTAACAGCCCTTGGAGCGCCTCCGACTTGAAACTGAGGTAACCCGGCGGCGTATAACGAACAAACGCTGGAACCTCGTTTTCTGCGCCTTTTTCGATATCTAATGCAAACATTAGCGACCGCTCAGCCAGCTGGGCGTCAGACTTACTCCGCAAGTCCATCCCGTAGTCCTTAGACATCCGGACACGCAACATCAACTGGTCGGCCAGGACTCGGGCCAACGCGACAGTCGTTTCCACGTCATTAGCGCAATACTCCTCGACCAAGGGGAAATCCTTGGGCTCGAGCTCAGCGTCGTGAGGAAGGGGTAAGTC